GAATCCGTTCCGCCAGCAGCAGGTACTCGGCCAACTCGGCCGCGTGCTGGGTGGTCAGGGCGTGGCTGGCTTTGCTGCACCAAACACCGTGGCCGGCGTCGGCACCGCCGGCGGCACCGGACCCAATACGGGCATGGCCTACATGCAGCAGATGATCGACGACATCCGCAACCCTGGCGCAAACCAGGCCAGCGTCAACTCCGTGCTCGAGGGCATCCCGACCCCGAACAAGATCAACAGTGCCGACTTCCTACGATCGGCGCCCTCGACGCAGCAAATGATTCTGCAAGGTATGTCCGAGAAGTACGGAATTGACCCAAGTGACGCTTTGTCGCAAATAAAGGCGACGCTCCCAAGCTTCCAGAGTCCGTCCACGTTTGGGACCATTAAAGGTTGAGTCGGTCACCGAGTTCGAGATGCCAACCACACTGGGGACAGAGCCACGCGCGCAGTCCGCGATCACGCGCATTCTCTTTCGGAGTGCCCGCGTAGAGATGTCGCGGATTTACGCACAATGGACGGTCGCAGTGGTGGAGGACCCACAACCCGTCGGGGACGGCGCGCCCATTGTGCAACTCCCACGAATACCGGTGTGCCCCGACATTTTTCCGTCCGACCGTGAACTTGGGATATTCCTTGACGACGACCCCAAGCCAAAGCCAACAGGCACCGAGATCGCGGCACCTCGGCCCGTGCTTGTCTACATTTCTCCAGAATCGCATTTCGACTGTCGTGGGCTGAGAATGAGCAACCCACGGCGCTCGAGCCGCGGCAGGCAGGACGCTGGCCAAACCCGAGCAATGTTTCCCGCAGTAGATCTGGCGTTGGGCCTTCGCCCAGAATGCGACGCCGCAGAAGGCACAGTCCTTCAGGATGCCCCAGCAAGTGATCGAGCAGAACTTCGAGCGTCGCCCCTTGCCGGGGTAAACGTACGGCTTACCGCAGTGTGCGCACGTAGACTCAAGTTGCATCAGGGAGCTTCATCCTCCTTGGTGTTACCGGCGGTTGTTAGTCGCAACCGCCGGTCCTATTCTACGAACGGTACGTTGAGATGCCGTTAAAGAAGGGCAAGTCTCAGGCGACGATCAGTAGCAACATCAAGGAGATGATTGCTGCCGGTCATCCGCAGAAGCAGGCGGTGGCCGCCGCGTTACGTCAGTCCAGAGCGAAGCCCAAAGGCAAAAAATCATGACGATGACCACGCGCGGCATCCACCCGGACCTGCTCGAGGAACTCACCCAAGAGCAGTCAGCACCTGAGACGGCCACTCCTGCGAAATCCCCATCGCGCAGGAATGGTCGGCGCGCGTCAGTTGATCAAACACCAGCCGAGGTTCCATCAACCTCTACCCAAGAGCTCAGCCCTCCCTCCGGAGCTAGCGGTACCGAAGCTGATGCGACTGATGCAACGACGGAGGGCTCCGCTAACGCCCCTACTGCCGCGGAGCCCCTCGCCGCGCCCGAATGGCTCGCTGATCTCCAGGGAAAAACGGACCCGCTCGAAATCATCCGCATCGCGCGCGAGCATGCCTCACGCGAGGATCTGGCTGGTGACCCGTTCTTCCAGGGCTGGATCGGTGACCTGGCCAACAAGCGCGCGCGCCAGATGCTTGAGGACCAGCAGCGCCAGGCGGTTGATAAACAGAAAGCCGAGGCCTTCGACCGCGGCGACCTGTACGCCCTCGGCCAGTACGCCGCGACCGACTTGCAAGCTCAGCGACAAGCGCTCGAGCAGCAGACCCAGGCGGCGCTCAATCCGTATATGCAGGCCATCACAGCCTTCCAATCCACGCTGCCCGAAACCGTGCAGAAGGACGTGCAGGGCAGGACCTACGCGCCCGGCGGCACGCCCGCCGAGGGATTTCAGGCTTACCTTCAGGCCGTCCATGAGTCTGCGATTCGCCACGGGCTCGAGGAAGAGGTCAAAAAGCGTGAGCCGGCTCTGCGAAAGGTAGAGCTGTCATCGACTGTCGGAAGCGAGCAATCCCCCGAGCTAGACGGTGGACCTGCACAGGCGTACCGCGAGATCACGGACGCCCAGGTCGCTGCCATGACGCTCGAGGAATATGACCGCTACTTCGACGACAAGGGCCGGCCGCGACCCGGCGTTCGTGTGCGTCTGGAGCGCGGAATCGACATCCGGCAGCAACAGCGCTGATCTCTCTGTTAGGAACTAATAGAGCGCTGAATAGGAGTTATGACAAGTGGCCACTGGCGCGAGCGAATTTGTTGACAAAACTATCGCTGATGGCGTCTTTTCGCCGGATATCTGGAGCAAACAGGTACTGCGAGCAACAGAGTCCAATCTCGTCTTTGCCAAGTGCGTCAATCGCGGTTATGAAGACGACGCCAGTGTAGGCAAGTCGGTCAAGGTAGCATCGATCGGTAACGTTGCTGCTAGGGCGAAAACCGAGAATACCGCTATTGTCTACGAAACTGTCGCTGAAACTGCCACAACAATCACGCTCAACGTTTGGGATTATGCGGCGGTTGGCATTGAAGATATCGTCAAGGTCCAATCGATCGTCGACGTGCAGAACGAATACCAGATGAAGATGGGCTACGCCATCGCGCGCGACATCGACTCCAAGCTCGCCGCAGACGTGGCCGGCTTCACCCAGACGGTGGGTACGCTCGGCACCGCGCTCGCCGACGTGGACGTCATCCGCTCCAACCAGTACCTCGACGACGCCGACGCGCCTGCCGACGACCGGTTCTTCATCATGTCGCCGGCTGAAAAAGCCAACAAGATCGGCCTGGATCGGTGGAGCAACGCCCTGTACGTCGGCAATCCGAAGCCGGCCGTTACGGGCTCACTCGGCGACATGTACGGCATGAACCTGTTCGTCACCACCAACCTGGTGAAACCGGCAGGTGGCCAGGCCAACAACTTCGCGTTCCAACGGGAAGCACTCGCATTGATCGTGCAGCGCTCGCCCAAGATGCACCTGTTCTATGACATCGACTTCTTCACCTGGAAGCTCGCCGCAGAAGTGATCTATGGCCACCAAATGATGCGTCCATCGTTTGGCGTATGGGCCAAGGGTATAGGCTAGCAACAACAACTATCAATAACCACGAAACCGTAGTCTAACGCGTGCTCTAGAAGCTTCGGTTCGCGCATGATGACCACGAAGAAAGCGAGCAAACAACAAATTGTCTGGATGCGGGATGCCACGCCCGCCATGAGGCAGGACTGGGTTCCCGCACCCGCACAAACACAAGGGCGCGTCCCCGTGGTCCGTGTCGCGCATCACTGGTTGCAGGGGTGCCGGCGTCCAGCCGCGCAGTACGGCCTCGTCATAGATTCGCGCAGCGGCGAGTTCTGCACGGCATGCATCGATAATGCTGCCATCACGAAAGACGCCTTTCGTCAATTCGCGCACACCGCGAGCCCAGATCTCGAACTGATGTCGTTTCTTGGCGCGCAATGGGAACCGTTCGAACAAATCCACGATGTCAAGACACTCATTCATGCGCCAGACTGCGAAACGCAACCCCGGTTTCTGATTAGGGCGGCTAGCACTCGCGGCCGAGTGTGGTCGGACCGTCCCGATGCCGAGCGTGTCGCGAATGAGGTCCAACGTCGCCGCGTCGTCAGCGCGAAGCGTGATCTCGTAGCGAGCTGTCGCCCAGGTTTTGCCGTGAGGATTTCCGTTCTTCGAACTAACGCGCGCCAGTACGAACGCGCCTTCGCCGTCTGTGAAGCCGGCCAGCCAGTGGCCAAACGAAGGGTCAATTGAATTGAGCACATTTCAGTATTTGTCAAGAAACGCACGATCCGGGTTGAGCCAGAGATAAGAAGATGGCGCAGCAGACAGATCAGGGCGCGTCGCTGCTCGAGCGACTGCAGCAGCGCGCCGCACCGTCGTCGGGCATCCCGACGTCCGGGCTCACGTACAACTTTCCCCTGGCCTGGTATCGGCGGCCCGACGGCGACATCGTGCAGCTCCAGTCGGACCCATACAACCGCACGATGTACGAGGACCTCGGCTTTGTGTTCCTGCGCCCACCCGAGGCCAGGGAATGGCTGCAAGAAGTCAGGCCGGGCGTCATCCTCGAGCAGAAGCGCCGCGCGGGACTCATAACGGCCATCCGCCGCATCGCTCAGCGGGTGCCCCAGTACGTGCTCGACGAGGACCAGGACAATCCGCTCAGCGAGCGGACGACGGAGGATCTTGAGCAGATCTTCGATGACGCCAAAAAGGCGACCGGGCTCAATCTGCGACTACCGGCGATCAAACCCGAGCCGAAGACTGCAGCCGCCGATAGCAACCTGGCTGGCGTCGAGACCAGTATGAGCATGGAAGAGCTCGAAGGTAAGTTGACGCGCGGACGTGGCTACGACCCGCTGCGCGAATCGAGGAGACGTTGATGGCAGAATCCAGCGCCTGGCTGCAGGCAGCTCAGGCCGAGCAAGGCGCGCCGCTCGGCACCCCGCCGGGCAATCTCTTTTTCACCTACAAGCGGCCGGACGGCGACACCTTCGTCGGCTCCGCGGCCAATGCCGAGGCGTATCTGGCGGCGGGTTTCACCGTGGAGGGCGAGCAAACCTTCGATGATTCGGACTCCTTTCGAGAAGTGGTTAG